AGGGAAGGGTGGTTGTTCAACGCTGGCCTCGTGTGGGCAGGCGCAAACGCCGGGTACTTGATAACTGTGTACCTCAACCAAGAGGATGACGGGTGTCAATAAGTTTAGTGGGACAAGCTGTCCCACCAAGCGGTTCGCAGCGTGCCGTCTCACGCTGCACTAGTAAATAGGAGAAGTAATCATGCGCAAAATGACGCAACGAGAGTTAGACCAGTGGGCAGCCCATCGCTCACAACGTATGCTTGATGCAATGGGGCATTTGTCTAGGGTGCTGTACCGCACACGCCCGTGGCATCAGCGTGAGCAACGCAACGCAGGCTATGACATGCATCCGGCCATCGTGCACGCAGTCTACGAGGCTGACCCCCACAACTGGCATCAGCTAGTGCTGGAGTGGCCGCACACATCCGATGAGGGCAACCACAAAATTGCCTACACACGGGACGAGGCCTATGGCCTTCGGAACGACCAAGTAAAAGCAACAGTATCCAAGTACTTGACGCGACACTTTCCATCCATACCGAGCCATGTCATCCGCGACATTGCAGCCAAGTATGCGCCGGGGCAGTGCAAGTTCGTGCACACCACATCGGAGATGGTGCACGCCATCGAGAACGGCCCAAGCTCATGCATGTCCAAGGACAGGGACAGGTTCGCCGATGACCGCCATCCTTACGAGGCATATGCCCCTGAGCTTGGCTGGCACATGGCGCTGTACAGCGAGGGTGGGCGGATCACAGGCCGTGCGCTGTGCAACGAGACGTACTTCGTGCGCTCATATCGTGCTGACACAGGCAGTACCTACTCATGCACCGATGACAGGCTTGAGGCTTGGCTGCGTGCACAGGGCTACAGCAAGACCAGTTCATGGTCAGGCTACCAGCTCAAGCAAATCTCGGTGCGCGGCAACAACTGTGGCTTCCTTGCACCCTACTTGGACGGCGAGAGTAAGTACGTGACTGATGGGTTCTACATAACCGATGACGACAGTGATGCTGAGTGGACGTTCAGCCAGACCGATGGCGATGCGGAGATGGTAAGCGGTGAGACTTGCGCCGACTGCGATGACCGGGTACGCGATGGCGATGGGCACTGGACAGGCATGCATGAGGAGACGTATGTTTGTGATCGCTGTGTCAACAACCACTACACCTATGTGTATGGGCGCAACTGCAACAGGTACTACCTGCACGACAACGAGGGCATCGTCAATGTAGGTGGTGAGAACTACGATGCAGACTACCTATCGGACAACAGCATTGTCGAGCTTGCCGATGGCGACCATGCGCATGAGGATGACGCCACTTATGTGGACAGACTAAGCGAATACCACCTCTCCGATGACTGCGTGCACTGTGAGCACAGCGGCGAGTACGAGCTAGCGCGTGACTGCGAAGCCCTTACCGATGGCGAGTGGGCACACATGGACGATGTGTGGCGCTGTGAGCACAGCAACGAGTACTACCTGAACGACGAGGAGGGCATACGCTACGAGACCGAGTGCGGCAAGACAGTACACATTGACTACGCCGACCGCTACACACCTGAACAAACCGAACTACCTTTGGAGTAAATTATGACCAAGCAATACAAAAACATTCTTCACAAGACCCTAGCGCGTGCGCTGTCACTCGCTCGGCCTCACGCCTCGGTGACTACGATGGAGTTCACTACGTGGATATTCAAACACCTGCCCAAGCATCTGCTCGGTGCTGCATGGCTGGATGAGGCGGGCAACCTACACATCGACGCACGCACACAAGACCATCACCGCACGCTGTTCACAGCGCACGTTGATACAGTCCACCGCGTACCCGGCCCCAACAAGATACGCAAAACCGCTACCAAGTGGTATGCCGATGGCGCAGCGCTTGGTGCGGATGATGGCGTGGGCTGTGCGCTCTTGATGCACATGATGCACGCTGGCGTGCCTGCTTACTATATCTTCACGCAGGGTGAGGAGTGCGGCGGCATCGGGGCCAAGCATATTGCAGACCAGCACAAAGACTTGCTTGCCCAGTTCGACCGGGCTGTGGCCTTTGACCGCAAGGGCACTGACAGTGTGATATCACACCAAGGCTACGGGCGTTGCTGTTCGGATGCATTCGCACAGGGGCTGGCCGATGCGCTCAACGCGACCAACGACAACCTGATGTATTCCCCTGATGACACGGGCGTGTACACAGACACAGCCGAGTTCACCGACATCATCCCTGAGTGCACCAACATCTCGTGCGGGTACTACTTCGAGCACACCGACAAAGAGGAGCTTGACATGGTGCACTTTGACCAGCTTGCTGCTGCCATCGTGCTGATTGACTGGGACATGTGTCCCACCGAGCGTGACCCCAAGGTCATCGAGTACAAGGACGAGAGCTATGACATGTACATGGGCAAGTGGAACACCATGTCAACCATGTGGGATACCAAGGACGAGCGCATCAAGGGGTTCGGTTTCAACTACCAAGAGGAGGAGCTATACGAGGCGCTCTTGGATGCCGAGGTGGGGTTCAAGACACCACTGGTCACGCTGATGGCCGAGTCCATCTACCCAGAGGATTCCAAGATGGCAAAGAAGTTCATCAACAAGGACAGGCTCACGCCCGAGGCGGTGCGCGCTGCAATAGACATGCTCGGCCAAGCTGACCCCGATGCCATCCTTGCCGAGTTATTTGATGTGGCATACGCCCAGTGAAAGGGAACAACCATGCGAGATGAACAAACGCGTGCGGCTATCCGCACAGGCTTAATCAAGACGATGTGGGGGCAAATCATTGCCCCGCTGGAGTCAGCGGCAAACCTAGCCCGCACAAGGGTACTCCGCTACAAGAAGCAGGCCAAGCAGGAGGCTCTGACGCAGTACGCAGAGCAGTTTGATACGCCGCCTGCCAAGCGCAGGCTGGAGGCGTACGAGGCCTACCACGCCTTGTTGGAGAAGCTATTGGTGCGGCTGCGCAAGTACAAGGACAAGGCAGACCAAACGCCTGCGGCTGTGGCTAAGGCCAAGGAGCTACCCAACGTGGGCAAGGACTGGGTGGACTGGATACCCGATGAGATAAAGCTGACCTTCACCAAGGCCATAGCCTCTGTCCATGAGTACCCTGAAGTGCCCATCGTTGCGTTCCCGCACAACGTCAAGAAGCGCAAGCCACGGCTGCAAGTTCCACGCAGCAAGGCCAAGCGAGAGCCATCAAAGATAGAGTTACTCAGGGAGGAGTGCAAGAGACTAGACCGGGACAACCTGCTGGAGCCAACGCCTGAGAAGGAACAGCTACTGGCACACAAGACCGCTGAACTAGCACAAGCCAAGCTCGATAAGAACCGAGCCAACGCCGCCAAGCAGTATGCCCAGATAAAGGCAGAGCGCGAGGCATTCAAAGCAAGACTAAAAGGAGATTGATATGAACGAAGACAGACCAAGCCCTAACTACAAATCCGCCCGTGAGTGCGCTATTGACGAGCAAGCCCGCGAGTGCGATGAGTACGAAGAATATGACGACTATGACTTTGATGATGAAGGAGAGAGCGAATGAACTACAACATAGACACCAAAGAGGGCATGGCGCACGCAGTGGCATGGACTGAGAGTCTGTTCGCGTTCATGCGTGAGGGCGGCGTATGGGGCATCCCCCGCAGCGAGACACTTGTCAGGGTTTACCCTAGCAAGAAGGAGGTAGTCATCACCAATGGGGGGATGCCAGAGGAGAGCCTGACCCGCGTCATTGAGGCGATGGGCTGGACGATAACCAAAAAATAATTGTCAAGCAATAGACAAAAGGGAGCTTTTTCCGCTACACTATTTTTCCAAACAAACTTCATAGGAGAAGATAAATGACCGATATCAAAACAGCACTCAGCCAAGCCCTCAACGAATGGGAGGAGCCCAAGGACTTGACGGGTGTCAAAGAAAACCTATTCAAAACCACCAACAACGTGACGCGCAGTACGTTCAATGCTGTCAGGGACAACCCCGGCTGCAAGCGCAAAGCTATCCTTGCGGGGTTGGAAACGCACGGGTACAAGCTGGCATCAACCACCAGTATCTTGTCCCAGATGATTAAGCAGCGGCTTGTGCGTGAGGAAGACGATGGCACGCTGTACGCCAACTTCAAGGAATACGTGCCACTCAAGGGTTCAAACAAGCCCAAGGCCAAGGTAAAAACACAAGCCAAACTGAAGGCCGTACCTACGCCCAAGCAAGAGGTCAAGCCAAAATACTCACCCATCGAGGCTGCGCCACACAAGCAAGAGCGTAGGGTTATGGACATTGAGGAGTGGTTAAGCGAAGTGCCGCTGATGCAAGCGCGGCTTGTGTACCTGAGACTTAAAGTTATTTTTGAGGGAGAAAAAAATGCGTAAAGTAACCCTCATGGAGATGCTCAAGGAGCCGTTCAAAAAGCCTAGCCCCTTGGAAGTGATAGCGGCAGAGTTAGCTGATGCCCACCTGTCCAAACTGGAGGCCGAGACTGCGTGTGAGTACGCACAGAGCATTGTCGATTACAACGTGACGCGAATCAAACGCTTGAACGAGCGCGTGGAGGAATACAAGTGAGGCACTTGCGTGTACACGGCACTGCTGAGAAGTGGAGCGCCAAGCTGGTGGAGGAGTACGACATTGACGACAAGCACCACAAGCAAGCAATTAGAAACTTGATAGCTGAACTAATCCAACTGGCGGTGATACGCAATTACTACATTGACCGCGATACCATGATGAAACTGTACGACAAACACATTGGAGAATACAAATGAACTGCTGTAACGCAAACGGGGTGTGCGACCAAGGCAAGGACTGTCCGGTACGCAAGCAGAGGATAAAGGAAGTCAATGACGCCTATGCCAATGGGTACAACGATGCAAAGCTGGATGACCCGTACGAAGACTTGTTTGGCACATTCCGGGCACTAGTGGTTGTGCTGGCGTTCTGCATCGCCATGACGCTGCTGTTTTTTATGTGGGGGAAGTGATGAACATCTTTGAAATGGCAAAGCAAGCAAATATTGATTCTTTATTGGAAAGAAATTTGCTTGGAGAAATAATATATATGGAATTTAGCTGCGACGTGGATGGCCTTAAAGCCTTTGCCGCGCTGGTAGCAGCACAAGAGCGTGAAGAGTGTGCGAAGTTGGCAGACATTGCAGAACCGTACAGAACGGCTGACCTTATCCGCGCAAGGGGACAAGCGTGACTGATGCACAAACTGCTTTACTGCTTGCACACATTTATTTGGCTAGACTTACTAGCCCACTTTATTCATTTGTGACGGGACTTCTATTTTTGTTATTTTATATTTACATGAGGTGGTTTCAATGACAGGATTTAAAAGCAAAAAGACTGCGGCGCAGGACAAGCTGGGTGCTGCACCTGATAGCTACCATACCTTCAAACTGCCCGAACAATCTGAATGGAAGTGCTATTTGTTTGGCAACACGCCACAAGACAACCAAGGCATTGTTTACATTCCCCGTAAAGGCAAAGAACCAAATAGATTTGTGCGTTGGATGATGCGGGTGTGTTTCGCTTGCATTTGGGTTAAGGAGAGGAACAATGTATAACGACGAACTGCATCAACTCGCGGCTGACTACGCCAACATGAGGAAAGATAAGTTCAATGAAGCCGTGGAGAAATCGCTCAGTCCTCCGCCTAAGTACATCCAAAAACTTTATCAATGGTTGTGGGTGGCGCACTACGAGGGCTTCAAAAACGGGCATATTGCCAACCTCAAGGAGAAGAACAATGGATGAAGATGACGACACGCAGGTATACAAAGACCACGGCGATGCGCTAACCATTGCATACCAAAGCGGCTATCACGATGGCAAGAAAGCAGCATTGGCTGGGCGGGAGTGGAACTTCTGCGAGAGGTGCGGTAAGCGTACACGCGACTTGACCACTATCCATACTTGCACACCACCACAGGAGATGAACGCATGAGCGCACTACACACAACCCATGAGTATGCCAAGTGGTTAAAAAATATTGAAGAGCGTATTTCAGAAACTAACCGAGTTATACGCACATCAGGCGGTAACTTTTTCTGGGATATGCGTACTTTCAAACAGATGGTTACTGTTTTAAACGGCCCACCAGTACGTGCATGGCCTTTAGAGTTAAGGAGAAAAGCAATGGAGAACAACGGTGGTTGAAGTTGGCGACCTTGTTTACATCCATGATTCATACGGGCCATTGCCTAAAGACTTGTTTGCTGTTGTCACTCGTGTAGCGCACCGTTTACCTGCGCTGGACGACAGATACCCACCTGTAAGCGTAGAGCTATGGGTATTTAAGCAGGAGCCAAAAATCAGTAGCTGGTATGAACCTGAACACTTAACAATTCTGGAGAAAAAATATGGATGAACGACTGATGGAAAAGCTGGCTAGGCTTGGCGCTGAAGCTGGCATCAAACAAATGACACCTGAGATAAACAGGTTCTTCATGCTGGTGCGTGCCGATGTGGTAGCACAGTGGCCTGAGCGCCCCGTTGATTTTGGGCCACAACCTGACATGCACTACGGCATGAACCAAGACGATTGGAAAGACATAGTTGCCGCCATATCCAAAGCGCGTGATAGCAGAGGCATATACCTAGCATGCCGCCCTGCTGATGTGTTCCAAGATTGGTTCCTAGCACTCGGTACATTTAAACCAAAGGAGAAGAACACATGACTTATGGCCCCCCTGTAGTTAAACAGTGTGAGTATTGCAAAAAAGAATACAAGTGCCCCAACAGCAGGGCAAGCAAAGCACGTTTCTGCACAATTACTTGTCGTAATAAATCAGGTTTGCTTGAGCGTCTTGAATATACTTGTGTTAATTGCGACGACAAATTTATGGCTCTTCCCGACCACGGCGAAGCTAGAAAGTTTTGTAGTCGTAAATGTTTTTTAGAAAACTGCGTTCAGCCTAAAGACAAAGAATGTGAGAATTGTGGCGGCATGTTTACGGCATTCAGATCATCTACAGCTACACGCGGAGATGGGCGAAGGTTGTATTGTTCTAAAAAATGTTCTGTAGAAGGTGCGCGTTTATTTGAGGAAAAAAACTGTAGTTTTTGCGGAAACATTTTTTACCCGGTAAGCACTAAGCATGACGCAACGCAAAAAACATGCTCTACGAAATGTAAAGCAGCGTTTTTCTCTGGCGTAAACGCACACAACTTTCAGGGAGGGGCGCACATAGTAAAAGACTCCAATCACAAAATGGTTCTTATTGGTAAACGCAAGGGGTATGTTGGTAAGTACACAGCAGAACACCGTTTGCTTATTGCTAAGTGTATTGGAAGAATGTTGACGCGCAACGAAGTTGTTATACATATCAATAACCAAAGTCTTGACAATCGGCTTTCCAATTTATTTTTGTGTGCGTCAATGAGTGAGTATTCATTGAGAAGATTTGGGTCTTTGCCGTGGCCCAAAAAAAGTAACTTAAACAATTTTAAGGAACGCAATGCATAAGTCCAACCACCACGCCATAAGGATGGCGCTACAAAAGTACCACGATGGCCTGACCGTCACCGAGATAGCCGAGCGCATTGAGAAACCAAGGAATTCTATACATCGTTCTTTAACTGAGATGCCTGATGCGTACATAGATAGATGGGTATCCAACAAAGAACATAAAAAGCAATGGGCTGCTGTGTGGTGTGTGATAGGGCCACCGCAAAACTGCCCTAAACCAAAGGACACACATGACCGAGCACGAACAAAATCTACGTGACCTAGCAGCAATGTTTGCTATGGCAGCGCTGCTAACGCGTAATAGCCCAAAGGAAGCGATTGTTTCCCTTGCGTTTGAAATGGCCGACATGTTTATGGAAGCACGTACCATTACCCCCGAAGATGGCATAGCCGCAATCAAACCCAAACGAAGGAAAACAAATGAGTAACAATAAAGACATCCCCAACTTCGCAGCTTGGTCAAACAAAAACCTAGCTGACTTCTGCACCGAGGCGTACATGCGTATGCAAGAGATGCAGGAGGAGAACGAACACTTGAAGCTGGACGCCAAGGCCGCGCTGGAAGCGGCGCGTAGGGCAATGGTGGAGGGGAGCAAGTGACGCCAGAGGGTCTTGTAAAAAAGACAATCAAGGTTGTGCTGTCGCACCACAAGGTCTACTACACCATGCCCCTTGGGGCTGGCTTTGGGGTGGCCGGTGTGCCTGACTTCCTGTGCTGCGTCGATGGCGTGTTCCTAGCTGTTGAAGCCAAGGCGGGTAAGGGTAAGACCACAGCACTGCAAGACCGGCAGATTGCTGCAATACAAGCGGCGGGGGGCCACGCCTTGGTCATCCGCGAAACAAACATAAACGAACTGGAGGAGAAACTGATATGGATAAAACAGAATTCAACCGCATTGGGCAGGTAGTGGAGGAGTGCATCGAGGGTATGTCCGCTGCGCGGGTCACCGCCATGCTGCAAATGTTTGAGCGCGTAGCCATATCGTTTGCCAAGCAAAACGGCGGCATGCTCACGCTGGAGGTGGTGGAGGACGGGGTGATGCTCTCTGCCATTGATCTTGATGAAGCCGAAGTTATGGAGATAGTTGGGATGCTGGCTATCAAGATGCACATGGAAGTGATGGGTGGTGCGCCTGCCAAGGAGATGTTTAATTGACTGCATTACAGTATCTAAACAACCTACGCCCCGCAATACCGTTTTCAGCGGAGCGACCATGCACGCCGATGAGTAACGGAGAACTTCGCAGGCACATGTTGCAAGGTGCTGTGTTGATTAACGGGGAACGTATAGACCCCAACGAGTTAATCGACTTCCCTGTTTTTTCTTTAGTTTTTTTCCCAAAGTCCATCAACCGCAAAACAACATTGGTCTAAAGTAATTCAATGACAAAACCATACGACCGCATACTGACCATCGACTTTGAAACGTACTGGGACAGCAAGAGTTACACCCTATCAAAAATGACAACTGAGGAGTACATACGTGATAACAGGTTCATATCTTTCGGCGCTTGTGTCCATGAGTTCGGAAGCGACAACAATACTCAATGGGTTCGAGGAGATGACCTACCTGAGTACCTATCTGGAATCGACTGGGGACGAACCGCCGTGCTTGCACATAACGCCCAATTCGACGTTGCCATTCTCTCTTGGCGGTATAACGCCAGACCCGCTTTTATCTTTGACACGCTATCAATGGCGCGCGCTCTTCGAGGCGTGGAGGTTGGCAACAGCCTTGCCAGACTCGCAACAGCTTTTTCGCTTCCCCCAAAGGGTACTGCTGTTTACTCCACTGACGGACTCAAATCAATTTCTCGGGAAGTTGAAAAAGAACTGGCCGACTATTGCGCGCACGATGTATACCTGTGTGAAGAAATCTTCAAGCGCCTCGTTGCGGGATACCCTTCGTCGGAACTACGCCTCATCGACATGACGCTAAAGATGTACACCGAGCCGGTGTTGCAGCTTGACAAGCTCATGCTGGTCAATGCGTTGGAGGAGGAGAAAGAAAAGCGCGAGGAGTTGTTGGCAAGGCTGAACGTTACCGATGCCATGCTTGCAAGCAACGGCCAGTTTGCTGAGCTGCTGCGTGCCCTCAGTGTGGAGCCGCCGACCAAGAAGAAAAAGCCCACGGCAAAAACCCCTCACCCCAAGGGTGTCAACTTTGCCTTTGCCAAGACGGATGCCATGTTCCAAGCCATGCTCAACGGGGACAACGAGGATGTGGCCTCACTGTGCGAGGCTAGGCTCAAAGTCAAGTCCACCACCGAGCGCACACGGGCGCAGCGATTCTTGGAGATTTCCCAACGCGGCCCACTACCTGTACCCCTGTCGTACTACGGCGCTCTATCGGGGCGCTGGACAGCCAGCAAGGGCAGCGCCATCAACATGCAGAACCTAAAGCGCAAGTCGTTCCTGCGCAATGCCATCATGGCCCCCAAGGGGTATCAGTTGGTGGTGGGTGACTTGTCTCAGATTGAGCCGCGTGTGCTGGCGTGGTACTCAGACTACGCGGAGATGCTTGACATCTTCCGATCAGGCGCTGACCCGTATGCTGCCTTCGGAGCGCAGATGTTTAACATCCCCGGCATGGACAAGGAGAGCCACCCTGACCTACGTCAGAGCGCCAAGAGCGCGTTGCTGGGTGCGGGGTATGGGTTAGGCTGGGCATCGTTTGCGCAGCAGCTTCTGACAGGGTTCCTTGGCGCACCGCCCGTACGCTACAACAAGGACTTTGCCCGCAAGCTGGGGGTGGATGGCGTGTACGTGCAGAAGTTTATTGACTGGGAAGACAACCTCAAAAAGATGGCGGAGATTCCCCACACCTGCACAACCAAAGAAATACTTATCCACTGCGTTGCTGCCAAGAAGATCATCGACATCTATCGCAGCACGGCGCACCCCGTGGTATCCTTTTGGGACATGTGCAGCGGCCTGATTGACTCGGCACTTGCGCAGGGGCGGGAGTTCAGGTATAAATGCATTGTGTTCAGGAAGGGCGAGATCGAGTTGCCCAACGGCATGAAGCTCCTGTACCCTGACCTGCGCCAAGTCAAAGACGATAAGGGCAGAAACCAGTGGGTGTACGGGCAGGATGCCACCAAGCTGTATGCTGGTAAAATAACGAACAACGTAGTGCAGGCAACTGCACGGATTGTGATGACCGATGGGATGCTCCGCGTAGCAAAAAGCTATCCCATCAAAGGTACAGTGCATGACGAGCTTATTGCCGTTGTGCCCGATGCCGAAGTTGAAAACGCTAAGACTTGGGTCTTGGCGCAAATGACTATGGAGCCACGGTATATGCCGGGGATTCCGTTAAGCGCTGACGGTGGTGCGCACCGTAGATATGGACTAGCAAAAGGATAGGAGAAACAAATGACAGCAAAAGAAAGAACCCCAATCCCACGGCGTATGCGTGTGGGCAAGCGGATGTACTCAGTTGAGGTGGTCGAGGCTTTGATCGACAAGAACTGTATGGGCCGCGTCAACTACCAGAACCGCAACATACAGATTGCAACGCATCATTCCCCCGGACGTAGGATTGCAGGCGCTGACATCCGCGATTCGTTTTGGCACGAGACTATTCATGCCATCTTGCACGACATGGGCAGGGACAACCTGAACCGTGACGAAGCGTTTGTACGTGGGTTTGCATCCCGGCTTTCCCATGCAATTGACACAGCGAGGTTCTAAATGAAAGTAGTGTCGTGGAGTCATAGTGCTCTGAAGGATTACGAGGGATGTCCCAAGCGGTATCAAGAGATCAAGGTCTTAAAGAACTACCCGTTCACTGAGACTGAGGCCACAAGGTACGGCAACCAAGTCCACGAAGCCATTGAGCTATACATCCGCGACAACACGCCCGTGCCTGATGCCTATGCGCAGTTTGTTCCCGTGGTCGATGAGTTACTCAAGAAGCCCGGACGCAAGCTAGCGGAGCAGCAGATGGCGCTGACCAAGGAACTCAAACCCTGCGATTGGAAAGCAAAAGATGTGTGGGTACGCGGCATTGCGGACTTACTTATCATTGACGATGACAACATGACCGTATGGGTTGTGGATTGGAAGACGGGCTCGGATAGATACCCTGACCGCGACCAACTAAAACTCATGTCGATCATGGTGTTCGCACACTATCCGCATATCCGCAAGGTCAACTCAGCGCTGTTGTTTATCGTCAAAGGCAGCATGACCAAACACAGCATGACTTTTGACCAAGCCGAGTCGCACTGGTGGGACTATCGTGAGCGTGCTGCGCGCATCGAGCAAGCCCATGAGACAGGCGTGTGGAACGCCAAACCTTCGCCGTTATGCCCGTGGTGTCCGGCCACCACTTGTGTACATCACCCTAAACACTAGGAGAAACATGACAACATATTTAACAGATGAGGGTATTGTTAATACCAACGGCCCCACTCCCAACGAAGCGCAAGTACGAATGGCACGAGTGTGGCTGCGGTCACTTGCCGTTACCACCGTAAACATAAACAAAAAGACTACGAGCTACGGCTGGAAACACGTAGCAGAAAAAGTTACAAAGAACTATATTAGTAACGGTGCTTTCATACAAGCCGCAATGGATGAAGGGCTTAAAGTAAAACACATTGAAAGCACACAAAACGCATACATTAATCTTTCGGAGTTAAATCATGGCAACAAAACGTGACTACAAAAAAGAATACAAGCAAGACATCAAGACCGGCAAGTCCGGCCCTGATTCTGACCAGCATGAACGACAACGAGCGCGGCGTGCATACGATGCCAAAGGCGTTGACCGCGCTGGCAAAGACATTGACCACGTTAAGCCGCTGCGCAAGGGGGGCAAGTCAACACCGGGCAACTTGAGACTACGAAGTAAGAGTGCCAACCAAGGCGACAACAAATAACTACATGAGAAGCAAATGCAAATCGTTGAAGACAAAGCAATACTCCTAAAGACACGAAACCCAGACAAATACGCCATCATCCCCAAGCACAAAGTCGTTAGCGAAAGCAACGGCACGTACGAGGTGTTGGTGTACTGGGGGCTGGAGGAGGTCAAGGTACTACGCAACTTGGGTGTGAAGGATGCGCCCTCACCAATCGTCAGGCGCTATGGTTGGCCCGGACGATACAAGCCAATGGATCACCAGCGGATCACCTCTGAGTTCCTAACGCTCAACCGCAAAGCCTTTGTGTTCTCTGAGCCGGGCACGGGCAAGACACTATCGGCGCTGTGGGCTGCGGACTACCTGATGGGTATCGGCAAGGTACGCCGCGTGCTTATCCTGTGCCCGCTATCCATCATGCAGTCGGCTTGGCTGGGAGACTTGAGCAACAGCATCATCCATCGCTCTGCCGTTGTAGCGCACCATGCGCAGTCTAGCCGCCGTATCGAGATGGTGCAGCAGAACTATGAGTTTGTCATCACCAACTACGATGGGCTGAACCTGATCGCTGACGAGGTTCGCAAGGACGGGCGCTTTGACTTGGTGATTGTGGATGAGGCCAACGCATACAAGACGCAGACCACACGGCGCTGGAAGGCGTTGGCTGCCGTCCTGACCCCGGACACCTACTTGTGGATGATGACGGGCACACCGGCCTCACAGTCCCCAGCGGATGCGTACGGGCTGGCTAAGCTGGTCAACCCCAACAACGTGCCTAAGTTTTACACTGCATGGCGCGACATGGTGATGAACAAAGTAACCATGTTCAAGTGGGCCGCTAAGCCCAACGCCGCTGACACCGTACACGTTGCGCTCCAGCCAGCCATCCGGTTCACCAAAGCGCAGTGCCTTGACTTGCCTGATGTGCTGACCACCACCCGCCTAGTACCCCTGACCCCGCAGCAAGCCAAGTACTACAACTTGCTCAAAGAGCGCATGACCGCCATTGCCGCAGGGGAGACGATCACGGCAGTCAACGCCGCTGCCAACCTCAGTAAGCTGCTGCAAATATCGTGTGGTGCGGTGTACACCGATGACAAAGACGTTGTGCAATTCGACGCTGCCCCCCGCCTGTCAGTGCTTGAAGAAATACTGGACGAGACGAATAGGAAGGTCATCATCTTTGCGCTGTTTCGCTCCAGCATCGACACCATCCACCAACACCTATTGAAAAAAGGTATAGCAGTGGAGTGCATTCACGGCGGCGTTACGCCCAACAAACGCGCTGACATCATTCGCCGGTTCCAAAACGAGAAAGACCCACGGGTCTTGGTGCTGCAACCGCAAGCATCGGCCCACGGGATAACCCTAACAGCCGCTGACACTGTGGTGTTCTTTGGCCCCCTGATGAGCGTGGAGCAATACATCCAGTGCATTGCCCGTGCTGACCGCAAGGGGCAGACCTCCGATAAGGTCACAGTTATCCACATAGAAGGTAGCCCGGTGGAGAAGAAGATGTTCACAGCTTTGGCCTCCAAGGTTGTGGATAACTCGCTGCTCACCCGGATGTTTGAAAGCGAAATAAATTCTTAGGAAAGGAGTTGTAAGCCCGGAAAATTCGTGTAGACTGTCAAGTCTTAGACAAAACAACAGGAGAAGTAAATGACTGAAATCACCGTCCCTATGGACAAGCTAGCCCGGATTTATCGTAAGATAAAAACCGAAATCGACACGCTAACTCAGGAGTACGACAACAAGTTGGAAACTTTGAAAGCGCAACAAGACGAACTCAAGTTCGCTATGAAAGATCAGATGCAGGCGCTTGGCGTCAAGTCTGTGCAAACCGCCTTCGGAACCGTGTCAATGATCCACAAGACGCGCTACTCCACACAGGACTGGGACTCGTTCAAGAAATTTATTGTTGAACATGATGTCGTAGACCTGTTGGAGAAGCGCATCGCGCAGACCAATATGGCAAGGTTTCTGGAGGAGAACCCCGGTTCAGTGCCCCCCGGCCTGAATTCGTTTTCGGATTTTGAAATCCGCGTAACTAAACCAAGTAAGTGAGGTATGTACCATGAGTAATGTTTCTATTTTTTCCGCCTCGAAAGTCCCCGCTTTCGCCCGTAACAACGCGTTGTCTGACACTGCCCGTGCCCTCACTGGCGGCGGTGCTATCGGCTCCACAGGCAAGCGCATCTCCATCAAAGGTGGTGTGTTTCGTTTGATCGACGGCGGCAAAGAACTTGCCGCCATTGACGAGCGCCATTTGGATGTGGTTATCATCAAGGCAGCGCCCGAGGTGAGCCGCCAGTTCTACGCCGCAGCGTACAACCCCGATAGTGTGTCCGCACCTGACTGCTTCAGCAATGACGGTAAGACCCCGGATGCCTCTGCCAAGAACAAGCAAGCCGAGACCTGCATGGCCTGTGCGCAGAACCAAGCTGGCTCGGGTCAAGGCAATAGCCGCGCTTGCCGCTACTTGCAGCGTATGGCGGTGGTGCTGGCTAACGACATGGATGGCTCGGTGATGCAGTTGACGCTGCCCGCTACGTCGATCTTTGGTAAGGAGCAAGGTGACAAGCGTGCCCTGCAAGCCTACGCCCGCTACTTGGCAGCGCAGAACCCGCCGGTTAATCCTGAGCAGATCGTGACCCGCATGAAGTTTGACACGACTTCAGAAGCGCCCAAGCTGCTGTTTTCTGCTACCCGCTGGCTGACCGATGACGAGTACGACACTGTGCAGACGCAGGCCGAGACAGACGATGCCAAGAAGGCCATCGTTGCTTTGGGTGCTAGCGCACCGACTGCGGCTCCGCTGCAACTGACGGGCGCAAAGCCGATGGGCCAACTCATGAATGAGGAACATGCTGCCGCCTATGAGCCCATTGCTGCAAAGGCTGCAAAGGCGGCAAAGGCCAAGCCAGCCCCTGTGGTGGTCGAGGAAGAGGAGGACACTGCTCCTGAGCCCGAGGTGCGCAAGGCCACTGCCAAGCCAACGGCTGTGCCTGCTTCCAAAAGCAAGCTGGCCGACATCGTGACCGCTTGGGACGACGAGGAGTAATTAAATCGGGGGGAAAGCGGATGCTGTGTAAATCGTAAAGCGTAGCAGTGCAGCGAGTACCCCCACCTTTTACGAAGACGCTATGGCTTACTCACAAAAAATTATTGACATGGTGGCATCGTCGCCTAAAACGCCGGGTAACCAGCTTGGGCGGTGGGCCATCCATCTCAACTTTCCCGTTACAAAAATCGCCTACGCATTGGGTGTTACCCGCCAGACCGTGTACAACTGGTTTGAGGGTAAGGATGTCTTTGTGGCATATCAAAATCGCGTAGACCTACTGTTATCAATTATGTCCACATCGGCTACGGCCAATGAGGCTTGGAGAAGAATATGCAAAGCCTACAACCTCAATCCCTGACGAACGACGAGCTTGAGCGCCTGATCTACATCACGAAGCCAGAAGAACTGTCTGCCGAGTGGACAGCCGAGTTGCTGCGCCGCACACATGCCGCTTGGGACACCCAGCGTATACATAACCCCGACCAGCTAGAACTCGACTTCTCTTAACCCAACCCGAGGATTCCTATGGAACCGCTTGAATTCATGGCGGCGGTTCTGCCACCTCCGGGTAACGGGCGCTATTGCGTGGCGGAACTGACTAAGAAAAAAGAACACGTTTATGTAGAGGAGATAGACCAATTAAGTAGTGCAATCAATCGGTGGAATGAGTCGAAGTACGATGTTTACTTTGCGTTGGCAACCTTTGGCGACCGCGACAAACGCGAAGCTGCAAATGCTTTGATGACCAAGTGCATAGCCATTGACGTTGACTGCAACCACCCCAAGGACATACCTGACAAAAAAGGAAATGTTAAACCCAAGGCTTACCCATCAGCGCAGGCTGCGGCGCGGGCCATCATGCAGT